AGTTGACACTTGCTGCTGCATATTGCCCAACAAAGCTGCTAACTATTGCTACATAATTAGATCCCAAAGCCGTTGCTAATGCTGTAGGTATGTTTACCGTAAAATTGTTTATATAAACAAACGGTGTCAAACCGCCAATGCTTGCACTTGCCCCACTTGCCCCAACGCTACTACTGCCTAATTCCGTACTACCTACCCTAAAGCCCGTTAATGTAGCTGCAACGTTGGTTATGTAAATGTCGCTAGGTGTTGGATTAACGGGGTCATTGGGCTGCCTAAATGTAGTGCCAAATTCCTTATTGCAAGCATATTCAAGTATAAGTTTGTTGCCATTATACAACGCCCTTTCCTTCACGCCTATGAAATTATTTTGTATCAATATCCAATTGCTCGTCGTTGGTGCATCAGTATTGTTATCAATCAAACTGCTGTAAACTTGTTTGTTGTAAATAACTTCGTCTTGATAGTTGTAAGTACCTGGAGCGTATGCTGGAGCGGAACTGCCTACATAATACGAATTAAACAGTAAATCATGCGCCCATTGCAATGGCGACAATAAGGCTGTGAGAATGGCAATCGTATTATTAAACCGCTTATCAGGCGGCAACAATATTTTCGCTTGCTTCGATATGTCTAAGTCGTAAAAACTCATTATTGCGGAATAAAGTTTAGAGAATCAGCGAATGTTTTCCCGGTTGTTGTCTCCTGTACCGTATAACCCGCAATAGGCAGCCATTGCCTACTTAGTAGCGTTTGATTCAAAACAAGGTTTACACTTGCGCTGAAAACTGCACTGTCGGGTCTTGCGGAAACATTCAACAATACCACGTCATTGACCCCAGTGACACTTCTTATGGTACTCTCAATATCACTAATCTTTACAGCCCCGTTTGTTGAAAGATTAGTAGTTAAATTTGTTGTTGCAATATTCTGCAAGAAGGTATTAAGGGCTGCAATAACATTAGCCTGTATTACCGCCGAGTATTGACCTTTATAGTAAATATTTGCATTGATATAAATCTTGTCGCTGTTTAAAGAAACAACCGTGTATTTTATTCCAGCCGCCCCAAACTCATTGACATATCCCTGAGCCGCTGAAAGTTCCCCGCTTGCCAATGCTACAAATGGATTACCTTTTGCGACTTTTATAACTACTTCATTACTTACGCTGCTAGTAACGCTGCACCCTGTAATTATTTGCAGGGTGGCATCAATCACTGGGTATTGAATAACGGTGTTTATCAATTGCAGTATTTGCGGATTTGTGGACGAGTATTGAAACAGAAACATCTTTAACTGCAACCATGTAGCCGAAGGTGCAGCGGCTTGGCTTACCGTTGTTTCGATTGATAGTTGCAACACATCCATTAATTGTTCTATGAAAGCGGCACAAACGGCAAATGTGTTACACAACGCCCTAAGGATACTGCGTTTGCTCCATTGGGTAGTATCCAAAGTAATCCCTACCGCTGCAAGGTTTGCAACGAGTTGTGTTTGTATTTGAGTTTGTATTGTTGCTACACTTCGTGCCATTACTTAATTATTTTACATCGTGTGAAAATACGAGCGTTTTGTTTACGCTATCAATATTGTAAATCTGTTTGTAATAAGGCTGTTGTTGTCTATAAGCCATGATTACCTTATTTGTTTTTGCGTATTCATCAATTGTAATATCGCCTCCTTCTTGCAGTTTGGTTTTTTCAAATACCTCACCGTCTATTGCGCCTCCAATTGCTATATAACTTTGCATTTTATTCTAATTTGTGGGTATTATAAAGTAACTTGTATCTGGAATATTCGCTGCGCTTTCACCAATAGTTGCCGTTATCTGTGTATCCATATTTGGATTAGGCGTATCATCAAACTGCCCTGCATCAGTATCGTAACCACTGCCTTTGCTGTCGGTAAAATTACAAACAAAATCCAATATGTAGTGATAAATATTTTTGTGTGAATAATCCTGCGTTTCGCTTACGCATACCATCGCACCGCAAGCTGTTGGGCAAAATAGCGATAGCCCCGGATTAACGGGGTTGTTGTGATTTGCAAGTATCATATCCCGTAAGTCGAATATTCCTAAATCTTGCTCCATCGTTCCATCTTGGTTATAGAAGTCGTGTATAAGATGGATACGAAAACCCAAGTCGGCTGACCTAAAACCTAATCCAATGGCTTCGTATTGTGCAGGGCTAACCACTTCCACAAATGCGGCTGGTCGTGGGAATACATCCCCACTGCCATCATCCATGTATTGCAGTTGGTTGTTCCATACACGGGAGTATAAGTTACCAACTTGATTATCCATGTTTGTCACTTGGATAGCAGCAAGTTGCGCCAATACATCCTGCAAAGGTTGTTTGATTCCTGCCATGTTACTTAAATATCCTTTTAGTTATTTCCTTAATCTTAGCCAATTGCATTTCTGTCAATTGCGCCGTTTGTCCTACGAATTGTCTTTTTGGCAAATGTCCGCCGCCTTCATTATTGTATTTGGCATAATCCAAATCTACCACCATCCTTAACTTACTAGTACCACCGCCACCGCTTGTTGTTATCTGCGCCGTGTCTGCCATGCTACTTACCGCCCTTCGCAACGTGCCGCCCCTTATCTTAAATCCCGCACCAACCAATATCGGCGAAGTACGCCGTTGTAGCCCTTTAGTCTTAGGATAAAGATATGCAGGGTATTGTTTGCCAGTGCGGGGGTCTTTGCCGCTATTCCTTCTTTGCACCTCCTGCCACGGCTTCCCATCGAACCCCTGATTCTTGAACGAAGATAGGAAATAATTCTGCGCTTGATTACTCAATAGTACTAAAGTCTCACGTTCCGCCGCTTGCAGGCGTTTTATCACTTCCTCAAAATTAAACTTAGTCGACATTTTCTGTTTGATTAATAATTAACTCGCCGTCTCTTTGTCTATACCCTGCCTTAAAACACGTCTCTACTATTTGATAACACCTTTCTTCCATGCTTTTCAAAATAGCGTAAGGCTCGCTTTCCTCGTGAGGCTGCGTCAGCAGTATCATTGCCGCCATTTTTAATTCCGCTATTTTCTTATCCATTACTTGCAAGGTATTTTAAAACTGCCAATAAAACAAACATTGATACCATGATAGCGGTAACAATAATTTTATCCCACCTGTGAGGGTTTTTGCTTGTTGTTATCATTTGTCTGTTTTTGGTATTGGAAGATTAAAATTATTCTCTGCATACTCCCTATCTTCTTTTGGAACTTGGAAATATGGGTGGTCTTCACTGAACACTACCTTTTCCTTTCCGGGATTAAATTTAAAAGTATCATCCATTTCTTTGTCCACCTTTGCAAAGATAGCATCCTTTTCGTCTGTTGGCGTTTCTTCTATATCTGCCTCTTCTTGGGTAAGCACACAAAGGCAGTTGAAATGGTTTGGTGGTGTTACCGTGTTCCAAATAGCATCATCAACCTTAGCTGTCATGCCGTCCAATGGTGCGCAAATATCGCAAGCATCCCCAATGGTGCTGTAGCGAAGGTACGGCAATAAATCTTTGTTGCGTTCAACTTCATTCCATTTACCAGCCATTTCGGCACTGGCTACGGCTGTATTGTATTCCGTCCGTCCGTAGGCATCGTTCCATGTATCAAATCTTTCTGCACCTAACTTTGAAAAGTCATTGATGCTTACCCTATCGCCGTTTTCATCGAACATCAAACTACCAATATCCTTTAGTTGCTGGTAGGACTTAGCCGCCGAAAACATATAGATATTTTCCCGTAACTCGTTCAACAACTCATAATCCTTGCCCTCAAAGTCTGCCAAAGTACCACCAAAGCCATCATAAAGTGCTTTCAAAAGGTAGTCTGAAATTGCGCTGTACAATTCTTCTGGGATATTGTACTCGTCAACTTCACCCGTGAAAATACCATGCAGCAAGCTTGCGACTTGCGCCTCGGTGTATTTCATCTTGGGTGTTTCCTTTTCCTTAGGCATCTTTTTGTTTTTCTTTAAACTCCCTTTTCAACCTCATGCTAAAACTTTCGGTACACTTCAAATTTACTTCACGTTCCGTTAATCCTTCTTTTTCCGCCACCGTGGCAATACCGTAAACCCTCACAAGGTTTGCCCATTGTTCCCTAGTTCTTGTCTTGCTGTCAATGCCAAATATTTTCTCAAATTGCAGTTTCTTTTCGGAAAGTATGGTCGGATTGCTCGCCAAAGCTGTCGTAATCTCTTTATAGGCTTTTGTTTGCAACTTACGTTTTCTGTAAGACTTATACTTTTCAATTAGTTTCTTAATCATGCGAATGTTTATTATAAATTTTTTCCAATTTGTTTTTAATGCTCGGCGTAAATGAAGGCATTGGTAACGCTGGTGCAGCAACGGGAATCCCAGTAGTCTTTGTAAAATATTTGGCATCCATAGTAAGCCCCGCCGATTGCATCTTAACGGCTTGGTCTATTACGCTGTCGTTAAATTCCTTCACCTCGGCATCATTTTTTAATACGGCTACCGTTTCGGGTGGAATCGGAAAGCCTAAGTTTCTAAGGTTTTCAAACAGCTTGGTATTAACCACGTTCTGGGCAAAACTACCGTCCTTAGTTGCCTTATCATCCATTGCTTGTTCCACGGGAGATTTTTGCCCGCCTTGCTGACCCGCTCCCAATTTTCCCGGCACACTATCCATCGCATCGGCGTGACCCAAAATAATCTTACTTATCTTCTTTTCAAGTCGTTGCTCAAAATTATCGTACCCTTGGTAACCCGTGCCGCCTAATGCTGTTTCCAAAAAGGTAATCTCATCCTCTGGGTCTATCAATGCCCACCCTGCACTACCCATTTGCTGCAAGGCTGTTGCTAGCTCGGCTCTTTCTCCTTCCGTTGTCTTAGTAGTCTTACCTACCCTGTAAGGCTGTGAGTACAATTCTACAAAGTCACCGTTGAATCCCAAAATATTACGCAAAAAGATTTCGTAAATTCCAACTTTATACAATAATCCAAATCCACTTTTACTACTACCAATATCATTAGGAGTGTCAATGTACACATGCCAATTCTTATATGGCTCTTCCATAAAGTTAGCCCCGCTCAATGAATAGATATAGCTAGTTACATTCAATCTGTCAGGCGAAACATTCCATCGCTTAATTATGTCAATATTGGGAAAGCTATCGTTTACTATATCACCCAATGTTATTAATGTATAGCCATAATACATAGCATCGAGGGAGTAAGAAATAAATTTATTAAACCACTCTTTATTTTGGTTGCGTCCGTTGATAGTATCGGTTAATAAATCAGTTGTGTATTCATCTATCTTACCGTGCTTATCCATAAATTCCCACTTACGCAAAATTGTTAATTCTTTTCTCCTTTCAATACACGCAAACACCTGAGCGTTATTAATAGTATCAATGAATAAGCGTTGAGCTTTAACCCTGTGTGGAAACCATACATTCTCCGATTCAGCCATTATATCACGCCACGATAAAACGTCAGCCCTTAAACGCTGTAACTGTACGGGGGCTATATATCCGCGTAAATCCTTTTTTACTAGCGCGGGGCTATTGTTATCATTTCCAAATGGATTGATAGATTTAAGGAAGCCTACAAAGCCGTTGTTATTAGGTGCGCCCATTTAATATGAATTTATATTTTTGAAGTTGCCGCCAAACCTTACCCTGCCGCCTTGCGCTGGCTGCAATAGTGGAAGTTCGGGCGTAATATCGTCACCGATGCTGGCAGCTTGTAACCACCCCAAAGCTGAATATGTAGGGTATAATATCCTTTTTCCGCCCGTATCCTTCTCCCTGTCCTGACTATCCCCCATGTATCGGTGTATCCTCAAATCTGGGATGTTCCTTGGTGCAATCCTTGCGTAAACGTGGTAAAGTGCAATATCCACGCAAATCATTAACAATTTCTGGTCTCTATTGTCGCCACTTGCCCAATAGGTCGTATTTGATAAATCCGTATTTGCTGGCACGCTATAATCGACACCATCACCCCAATACTTTACCCCATTAACGGGGTCATCAGGGAATACGTTCAAAATTGTGTCGGTTGCAGCTTGGTTGATTTGTAATTTATCATCATGCCCCAACACTTGCGTCTGCAATAAAGCCGTGTATGTTTTATTGCGCCAAAATACTTGCTCGCCGACATTATAAAAGGATTGATAGTTGAATGTTGGGTAAGGCAGTATCGCATAAAACAAATCGTATTGCAACCCTAATAAAGTCCAATGTTCGGGATTAAATGTTTCAGGTATCGTAATGGCTAAACTACATTCATAGACGCTTCCATTGTATAGCGTATAGGCGTTCAATGCGTAGGTAGCTGTTGGGTCGTAAGTTATGGCATTAAGATAAACCGTGTTTTCTGCCAAATAGGATAAAGTGCGGTTATGTTGAGTTACCGGCTCAAACTCAAGTGTTGTATCGTATTTCTGTTTTAGATAGCTGATACATTCTTCTACTGCCGCACGTTGTATGGCTTCTAATATTTGATTGCTGCCGCCTATTATTTGCGTTAAAGCATCTGCCTGTATTTGCTTGTAATAGTCGCCTATAAATAAAAAGCTATCCATTAAATAAAATTTGCCGTAAAAGTACTAAAATAGTTCGTTTATTTTTAATAATTATTTTTAGAGACATTTTTGCCTGTGGTTGGGGTGCGCGTTATGCCCCCACGTTGATACGCCGTGAAGTCTTGGGCAAAAGCGGAGCAAAGAAGATAATCATTCGCATCTGATGTATGCCCGTATTTCTCATAAGTAATACCTGTTTCTGGGTCTTTTACTTTCGACTTAGATTTTGTGCCGTCTGAATCTTCTTTCAAATATAAATAATCGTTTATTGTTTTACTGCATTCTTCATCTATAAATATTTCTATACCCCCTTCATTATGTGCAAATATAGAGTTTACCCAATTGCCACGCATAACAACGGGAGGGGCTGAACGTTGTACCCTTTCAACGGGCTTAAACTTTTGTAACCCTCTTTTAATAATTACAAAGTCATTATATCCTTTTTCAGTTCTTGTATCTTCGTGCCTGCCTGCTGGGTCACCATAAATAAAAACACCTGATATGTGGTTATAATACTTTTTTTCAAATTCTTTGCAAATTATTTCGGTTCTGTTGTTAGGCGATGGCAAAGTAATTTCATCTATTTGCATCGCTTTTTTGCCCTCTATTTGCCATATTGTACAAGTCATATAAGGATTAACGTTAAAGTCAAAACTAACGTGTAAAGCTAAATTAGGATTGTATGTTAATTTAGTAGTATTCTTTGCCCTATTAAACATTTTATAAAAATTTCCACCGCTTGATTTATTACCCCATTTACCCATTGCGTAAATAGTGTAGTAGTATGGGTTATTTTCTTTAAGTGCTAATAGTTGAGCAATAAAACTATCAGGAATCCAACGGTTATCTTTATATGTACTATGATGGCTTGTATAAGTTAAAGTGTGTTTTTTGCCGCCGCCTATATCTATTTCTGCTTTATCCCTAAAACTACCATCGGGTTTATCTTTAAAAAATTGTCTCCAAAACCAATGGTCGGCAAAATCTCCCTCTACTTCGGGATTGATAGTAAATATTTCTTGTAAGTACTTTGCTTTTTGCGTTCTTATCGAAGTTGTGATAGTGATAAAATCCCCTTCCTCTGGTATTTCTTCCTCATACCATACACCTGTTGGGTCTTTAATAGATTTTAGTTTCTTAGGTTCATCTCCACCACGACAAATAAACTTATTGCCATTAACACAACGTATTTCTAAAGGTGAAGTATTGAATATAAAAAATTGCTCTAATCCCCAATCGTAAACAATATCTTTGATAGTTTGAAACTGTGAATCTTTAATTGTGTTAAACGTTTTGCGATAAAGTATGTATCTAAAATAATGTTCATTTAAGCATCTATAAATTAACTTCTTTGCAGCAAATAAAGACTTACTACTACCACGCCCCCCCCAACAAATAAGATACCTATCCTCATTGTCAGTCAAAGGGATAAACGTTTCGTTTATTATCTTATTCCACGGTGGTAGTATTATTTTCATTATCCTTTCTTTTAAAAGTAAATCCCATGTGTCTTGATTTTTTAGGGTTTTTTATTGACCTATGCACGTTTCTATAATCACCATTAACATATTCAGCAGCTTGGTATAAGTTATCAACCGTTTTAATTAACACTTCATCTTTATATATTTCTACTGGGTCTTTTTGTGCATAATTATTACCTATTGCACTTTTAATTTGATTTATATGCCCTTTTTTACCCCTTCTTTTAGATGCTATTTTTTCAACAGATTCTTTACTCATTTTTCTGCCTATTTGCCATATTGAACGTTTGTGTTTTGTTTCTGGTCTTGCATTAGCAATTAATAAAGATGCAGAAAGTTTTTTTCTACTTTCTTCGCTTATACTTCCTTTATGTCCTCCTGTTTTACAATTCATCCCACTTTTAATTGAATTATATAATTCAATATAATAAATTTCTAAACTATCTAATTCGTTTTTATTACAAATATGTATTATTTCAAATTTATGTTTATTAACCCCATGTTTTACAAAACTATTATAAAGTTTTGGCTGGTCTTGATTTTTACATAAATAATACTGTTTAAACCTTTTTTCAATATTTATACTTTGACCTATATAAATACTTTTTGTTGGTGAAGTTATTTTATAAATTCCTATTGACATAAAAAGAAAAAACGCCAAATGATGAGAGCAAATGACGTTTTTTGATTACCTTAATAATAAAGTATTTTTCGGCTCTCATCTCGATAAATACTTTTTACAAAGATAACTAATCTTCTTTAATTTCTACGGTAAAAGTTGTATTATTTTCGTTCTTAGTACTTTCAACTAATCCCAATTTTCTAGCTATTAAGTTTGCATTGAATAACCCAACGGATGCCCCTTTAAAATTTTGAACAAAGCAATTTTGACGTATGCGTGTAATGATGGGAACAAAATCATTATATCTTTCGTCTCTATTGCTTGCATAATCTTTTAAATTTCCTATTATTCCCTTATCCCAAAGATAACACTCAAACCCTTCAAAGGTAATAGGTACTTGTAATGGAGTATCTTTTTCTTCGCCCTCTTTCCCAACATAGTCACGCCTATACAAAGGACTTTCTTTTTCGTGTTCTACATAGTCACAAAAAAGTTTCCAAAGTTCTTGAGGTGTAGATATATTTTTACTCAATCCCATTTTCAATCTAGTATTTTAATTTTCAGTACTTTTAAAATAGCAAATAAATTCTTACTATTAATCCAATACTTACCGCTTTCCATTCGGCAAAGTGCTTCGGGTGTAACGCCTATTTGCTTTGCCATGTCTTGCAAAGATATAGAATTTTGTTTACGTTTTTGTTTTATGTATGCTGAAAGTTTTTCTTTGGTCATAATTTATATGCGTTAAATTCTATTTTTCGGATGTTAAAGGTATTTTTAAATGGATTACGTTCTAGGGCTTTAAATTCCTTCGGTGATATAACACTAAGGCAAAAGGTAGTATAATCGAATTTTGCGGCTAATATGTCGTTTTTGAAGGCATATACTACATCTGTTGTAAACTTGCAAGTGTATGTCATAATAATTAGGCAGTTTTGAAGGTCTGCCAACTTTTGAGGTGTTATTTACTAAGTATTTGCAAAACTTCGCTCCCAAAAATATCCATATTGAATGCCATCAATTTTGCGTTATATATTTTATTTTTAACCTTTGTTTCGGCTGTAATTTTAGC